CAAAGACACCTTCACATATCTCGACCCTCCCTACGAGATCGGAAGCAATTTGTATGGAAAACGTGGGTCAATGCATAAGTCCTTTGACCATGACAAGTTTGCTACTGACTGCGATCGTTTTGTTGGCTCTCAACTTGTATCCTACAACTCCTCACAATTAATTCGAGAACGCTTCGAGGGATGGACAGTTGCCGAATTTGCACACACATACACCATGAGGTCTGTGGGGAGTTATAATACAGATCAGTCACAAAGGCACGAACTGGTGCTGATGAATTATGAAGGTTAAAGTCCAACTCTATGTTGCCGGTCGTTTGTTTGACGAGGTGGTTCAGGCAGCAAACTACCAAGATGCCCGTGAGATTGCTCTCGCCCGCAACCCAACTGCCAAAGTCGTATCTGTTACTGCTGTATTCTAAGTATGAAATATAATCTTACTGATTATCTGAATTCAATTAATCAGACTAAAAAGAATTTGATGAATATGGATAGTGATGCTGAGCGTTGCTATCCATCTTTTGTTGTCAATAAATGTTTATCATATCACATGGATTCTGTGATGTATGTTAATGAGTTAAATAAGAATCCTCATCTAGATAAAAAGTTGCAATATGATTTTCTTATAAATACTTTGAAACCCAAGAAAAGATTTAGTCCTTGGGCAAAACAACAGACATTAGATGATCTGGAAGTGGTGAAAGAGTACTATGGTTATAACCGTGAAAAATCTCTGGAAGCATTGAAAATTTTGTCTAAAGATCAAATTGAAGATATTAAGAGAAGATTATACAAAGGTGGACCATGAGTACAGAAATTGAAGTCAATTGGCAGCAGTCTGATATGGTAGAAATTTCTCTATCAAAACCAGATGATTTCTTAAAAGTAAGAGAAACACTAACACGTATTGGTGTTGCTTCAAAACAAGACAATAAACTATATCAATCTTGTCACATCTTACATAAACAAGGTAAGTATTATATTGTTCATTTTAAAGAACTATTTGCTTTAGATGGAAAAAATACAAACTTGTGTGTAAATGATTTACAAAGGAGAAATAGAATCATTAAACTTTTGTCTGATTGGGGATTACTTTCTGTAATTGATAATGAAAAAATTGTTGATGTTGCTCCTCTCATTCAGATCAAAGTTCTTTCGTTTAAAGAAAAAGATCAATGGACTTTAGAAAGCAAATATAATATTGGTAGGATTAAAAAATAAAACAATCTAAGCAAACATACTTATACATATACTGTTATTCTTATAAAAATAATGAGGACAGTAACTTTGTTTGTTATGAAACCTAATAAAACTACTGAGTGGATAACCGTACCTTGGGGTAGAAGTCATCTCAACTATGTTAGAGAACAAGGGTATGTTATACTGATGTCCGTATAAAAAAGTGGGGTTTTACTCACCCCGCTTTTTTAATGATGTATTATAATTATTATTGGATGCCTTAGGGGTCCAATAATAAACTCGCTTAAATAATAAGGAGAACAAAATGAGAGATTATACTTGGGATATCTATCTCCCCCACGCTGTAGGTCTGAATGATATGTTCGACAGACTTGATTCTATGACAAGTCACAATAAGAACTATCCGCCCTATAACGTTATCAAGCATGACAACGCTAACTACGAAATTGAAATCGCTCTTGCTGGTTTTAAAGCAGAAGAGATTGAGGTATCTACAGAATCAAACATTCTCAAAGTTACCAGTAAAAATTCAAAGTCAGATTCTAAAACAGAGTACATCTACAAAGGACTATCTAAAAGATCCTTTACTAATACCTGGCAACTCAGTGACGATGTTAGAGTTGTGGATGTAGATTTTCATGATGGACTACTTTCAATTTCTTTAGAAAAAATTCTCCCAGATCATCAAAAATTAACAGTCTATGATATCAAACAAAAGGCAATTGAAGAATACCTAGAAGACAATCGTGAGTTGCTAACTGAATAAATAAAACTGAATATCGTCGGCCGCTTGGGGCGGGACTGGTCAGAATCAGTCCTTGCCCCCATTTCTTTTTTGTGCTATAATGGAAGTAGTGAGGATTATAATATGCCTGACATGGAAAATATCAAGTTGCTCCATTTAAAAAATGGACAACAAGTAATTTGTGCTCTTACAGAATTATATGAAGACACTGGTGGAGAACCAGAAATACCTTTGTGTTTCTTATTTGAAGTTCCAATGGTTGTCAGTTTTGGTTCTGAAGCACTACAAATAAAACTATCTCCTTGGTCTCCTTTCTCTAAAAGTTATGGATTTAGAGTTCCTTTTGATTTTGTGATCACCATCTCTGAACCAAAAGATGAGATCAAACAAAAATACTTGGAGTTAATTACTCCTAATTACCCATTAAACAACACCGCTGAACTTAATAAAGAGGAAGAATAAAATGAATCCAACTATTGTTGTAATGAAAAATGGAGAAAGACTTCTTACTATTCTTGAAGAAGTTTTTGGAAAACAATCTGAAGAATCTGAAGAAAGTTCTCCTATTGGATTAATGTTGGTTAATCCATTTCTCCTTGAAATGTATGAGGAAGATTCTGAAGTAAAAGTTAGGTTTACTAAATGGTGTCCTTATTCCACTGACAGTAAGTTTAGGATTCCTTATGATGTGGTCACTTGTATTGCTGTCCCTGATCCCAACCTGGCAGCAGCGTATCGTACTAAAGTAGAAGCTCTAGAGCAATCACAGGAGAATTTAGAAGATGCTGAAACTGCTGAAGTTTGATGGTCATTTGCTCATAGCAGAGGTTGAAGAGATTCCTGGTGTAGAGTTTGGAGATCCAGATTGTATACTAAAACATCCGTACGAAGTAATCCCCGATAACTCAAATCCTATTATTAATAAATTTCCCGATTTTTCTAGGGAAAGTGAACTTATTGTTAGGTCATCTGATATTACTTTTATTACAGAACCAGATGATTTAATTGTATCTCTATATTATAAAACTAAAGCAGACACCGAATGAAATTTTACACCAATGTCGAACAATCTGGAAATACAATTCTTGTCCGTGGATATGATAACGGGAAAAGATTTACCGACAAAGTAAAATTTAATCCTACTTTGTATCTTTCTTCTTCTAAACAAGAACAGTGGAAAACTTTAGAAGGTAATAATGTTCGTCCTGTCAAACAGGGGACAATCAAAGACGCTAGGGATTTTATTAAAGATCACCAAGACATTGAAGATTTTTATATCTATGGTCAAACAAGATTTCTAAATCAATACATTTATGAAAATTGGACAGACGATATAAAATTTGATGTAAATAAAATTCGTGTTTTTACTCTCGATATCGAGACTGGTGCTGAGAATGGATTCCCTGATATGGAATCTGCTGATCAAGAAATCTTGTTGATCAGTGTTAAAGACAGTGAAATGAATAAGATCACTGTCTTTGGTTCCAAACCATATAAGAATGAAGATCCACAAGTTCAGTATCTACATTTTGATACTGAATATGGTATGTTAGTTGGATTTTTGGACTGGTGGATGAGAAATTATCCAGACGTTGTAACGGGATGGAACGTACAATTATTTGATATTCCCTACATCTATCGTAGAATTTCCAGGGTGGTTGGTGAAAAGGAAGCACGTCTTCTTTCTCCATGGAAAAATACTTTAGAGAGGGAAGTTTACATTCAAGGTCGTAAAAATTATGCTTATGATATCTTTGGTATTTCTACCTTAGATTACTTAGAATTGTATAAAAAATTTACTTATGTAAACCAAGAATCGTATCGATTAGATCATATTTGTTATGTAGAACTTGGGGAAAATAAATTAGACCACAGTGAGTTTGATACTTTCAAAGAGTTCTACACAAATGATTGGGATAAATTTGTCAAGTATAATATCCATGACGTAAGACTTGTGGATAAACTTGATTCTAAGATGAAGATGCTTAACTTAGCATACGTTCTTGCTTATGACGCTAAGGTAAATTACGAAGATGTATTTTCACAGATCAAGATGTGGGACAGCATCATTTATGTTTACTTGTCTAAGATGAACATCGTAATCCCTCCTAAAAAAGAAGGAAAAAAAGATTCTAAGTATGCCGGAGCTTTTGTTAAAGAACCCAAACCTGGAATGTATGATTGGGTTGTGAACTTTGACCTTGATAGTCTCTATCCTCACTTGATTATGCAGTACAACATCTCACCAGAGACTCTGCTACCTTCAAGACATCCCACTGCTAATGTTGAACGTTTGTTGAACAAAGAGATTGATACAAGCGATCTAGTTGATAGGACACTTGCTGCTAACGGTACGTTTTATACTACCACTAAGCAGGGATTTCTTCCTAAAATTATGGATAAAATTTATAGTGAGCGTAAGATCTACAAAAGAAAGATGCTCGATGCCAAACAAGAATATGAGCACAACCCTTCAGTTGAGTTGAAGAAAAAAATTGCTGAATACAACAATATTCAGATGGCACGTAAGATTCAACTTAACTCTGCTTATGGTGCTATTGGTAATGAACATTTCAGATATTATCAATTAGCAATGGCGGAAGCTATTACCATGTCTGGTCAACTTTCTATTCGTTGGATCGAAAAGAAAACAAATAAGTTTCTAAATAAATCTCTTAATACAAAAGGAGTTGATTATGTTATTGCTTGTGACACTGATTCTATGTACCTTAATTTGGGTCCTTTGGTCGAAATGGTATACGCAGGGAGAGAGAAAACTGATAAAAAGGTTGTCAATTTCCTTGATAAGGTCTCTAAAGTGGAACTTGAAAAGTTTATTGAAAGTTCTTACCAAGAATTGGCCGACTATCTAAATGCCTTCTCTCAAAAAATGAGAATGAAGCGTGAAAATATTGCTGATCGTGGATTTTGGACTGCTAAAAAACGATACGCTTTACATGTATGGGATTCTGAAGGCGTTCGTTATGAAGAACCTAAACTTAAAATTTGTGGATTGGAAACCGCTAGATCTTCTACCCCACAATTTTTCAGAGATAAATTATATCAAGCTTATTTGATTATGATTCGTGAAACTAACGATGATCTTTTAAAATTTATTTCTAAAATTAAAAAAGAAACTAAATTACAACCATACGATAATATTTCTTTTCCTAAAGGTGTTAATGGATTATCTAAGTATGCTAGTCCGGCAACAATCTATACAAAAGGAACTCCTATTCATGTAAGAGGTTCTTTATTGTTTAATTACTATGTTAAAAAACTTGACCTTGACCATAAACATGCTAAAATACAAGAGGGGGAGAAAATCAAATACGTTTATCTCAAAACACCAAACTCTATTAACGAGAATGTGATAGCATACATCGGCAAAATTCCTGATGAGTTTGGAATTCAAAAATATATAGACTACAATACACAATTTGAGAAAGCATTTTTTGAACCACTAAAAAAATGCTTAGATGCTATTGGTTGGAAGTCTCAACAAACAATGTCATTAATGGGTTTTATAAAGTAATGGATTTTTTAAAAAAAATTATCAAAGATAACGAATATGTTGGACTTGTAAGCGATGGAGTTGCTGCTGGTGATATTGCAGGTTACATTGATACTGGTAGTTATATGTTCAACGCCATCATTAGTGGTAGCATTTATGGCGGCATACCCTCCAACAAGATCACTGCTCTTGCTGGAAAATCGGGCGTCGGGAAAACCTATTTTTGCCTTAGTGTCGTTAAGTCTTTCCTTGATACTCATCCTGACGGTATGGTTCTCTATTTTGAGTCCGAATCTGCTCTTAGTTCTGATATGTTTAGCGATCGTGGTATTGACACTTCTCGTGTCCTTTTATATCCGGTAGAAAGTATCAACGAATTTCGTTCTACATCATTTAAGATTGTGGATGAGTATATCAAAACTGGAGATAAAACACCAGTGATGTTTGTTCTTGATAGTCTTGGCAATCTACCATCACAAAAAGAAATTGATGATGCTTTGAGTGGTAGTGATGCTGCTGACTTTACAAAGACTAAGATCACTAAGTCTACGTTTAGACTTTTGACTATGAAATTGGGGAAGGCAGGTATTCCCCTCTTGTTTACTAATCATACTTACGATCAAATTGGAGCTTATGGAAATCCAGAAAAAATGGGTGGTGGGTCAGGTCCAGAATACTGTGCTAGCACTGTCATCTTTCTTGGAAAAAAGAAAGAGAAAGATGGAACAGAACAGGTTGGAAATGTTATTACATGCACGGCGAAAAAGTCCCGTCTAACAAAAGAAAATTCTCAAGCACAGGTACAGTTATTTTTTGACTCTAGGGGTTTACAAAAGTATTATGGTCTGCTAGACTTTGCTCCTTGGCCCAACAGTAGTGGTCGCTACGAGGTTGACGGCAAGAAGTTCTGGGGTAAAGACATTATGAAAGATCCTGAAAGGTTTTTCACAGCAGAAGTCCTAGATCAAATTGAGGAAAAAGTTACTAAACATTTTAAGTATGGGGCACATGATGACTGAGCGAATTGAATCTACGATTCTCCGTAATTTAATTTACAACCAAGATTATTTTCGTAAAGTAATTCCTCACATCAAATCAGAATACTTTGAAGAACTATCTGACAAATGTCTCTTTGACGAAATATTTAATTTTGCTGTCAAATATGATTCTTCTCCTACAAAAGAAGTGCTGATTATATCTCTACAAAATAGAGAAAATCTTATTGAAGATACTTACAATGAATGTATTAAAAAAATTAAAACGTTTACTGACGAAGAGATCGATCAAAGTTGGATGGTCGATGCCACAGAAAAGTGGTGTCAAGATAGAGCAGTCTATAACGCCTTACTACAGTCGATCAAAATTGCAGACGGAGGTGATTCACAATTATCAAAGGATGCGATTCCGGGCATACTACAAGAGGCCCTGGGAGTATCGTTCGACGAACACATTGGACACGACTACTTTGAGCAAGCGCAAGAACGCTACGATTTCTATCACGATGATGAAGAAAAACTTCCGTTTGATCTTGAGAAACTTAATATCATTACTGGCGGTGGTCTTCCGAAGAAGTCGTTGAATATTCTAATGGCAGGTCCTGCTGTAGGAAAATCAATGTTTATGTGTCACATGGCATCTTCATATATTTTAGATGGTAAAAATGTTCTATACATAACCATGGAAATGGCAGAGAAAAGAATCTCTGAACGTATTGACGCTAACCTTCTTGATGTAAATATCAAGAACATCAAAGATATCCCTGAGTCTATTTTTAATTCTAGAATTAATGCTATTGCTAAAAAAACTCAGGGTAAGTTGATTGTCAAAGAATATCCAACTGCTTCTGCTCATGCTGGACATTTTAGGGCATTGCTAAGTGAACTTCGATTAAAGAAAAAATTTACTCCAGATGTAATTATTATTGATTACCTCAACATCTGTGCTTCTGCTAGATTTAAAGGTGCTAGTGTAAACAGTTACACATATGTAAAGTCAATTGCTGAAGAACTACGTGGTATTGGTGTTGAGTATGATGTTCCTGTCGTATCAGCAACACAAGTTAATCGTGGTGGATACGGTAACACTGATCTTGATATGACAGATACTAGTGAATCATTTGGTCTTCCTGCTACTGCTGATCTTATGTTAGGATTGATGTCGTCGGAAGAATTAGAACAGTCTGGACAGATTGCTGTCAAGCAAATCAAGAACCGATATGGTGATGTTGGTTACTATAGAAAGTTTACTCTTGGTGTTGACAAATCAAAAATGAAACTGTATAATGTTACCGATGGTACAGACCAACCTGTTTCATCTGTTGAAGATGAAGAACTCTTCGATCCATTCGTAGAGATTGTTGAAAAACAACAACGTAAAACAAAATTTTCTGAATTTGTGTATTGATATGACTATTGATTTTTCTCGTTATGAACACTTTGTTGATGCCGTAACCAGCGATGCTTCTAAAGACTTTGTTGCTCTTGCTGACCGTCTTGTTGAACTTGATGGAAAGGGTGCCAATATTGAGCGTCTTCTTACTGCTGGTGTTGGGATCAATGCTGAAGGTGGTGAGTTCCTTGAGATTATTAAGAAGATGGTCTTCCAAGGTAAACCTTGGAACGATGACAATCGAGAGCATCTTATTATTGAGTTGGGTGATCTTATGTGGTATGTAGCACAAGCAACACAAGCACTGGGTATCACCATGGAAGAAGTTCTTGATACTAACATCGCTAAACTTTCTAAGCGTTATCCTGCTGGTGCATTTGATGCTTACTACAGCGAGAATCGGGCAGAGGATGATCGTTGAAGCAAGTGTGGAGGATATGGGCGAAAGCATTAGGGAGGAAAGATGGACTCACAGATTCTGAAGCTGATGCTGTCGCTGTGGTTAGGAGTTTTATTTTTATTACTTATCTCATCACAAACTGCTTTATCGTCGCTAATGCGATAAGGCATTGGAACAATACAGGCACAACCATTTGGATTTGTGCCGACAAACCCAACGATGCTTACTACTGTAGTCGTCGTTGATTTCTTGGAAAGTTGACCGAGTGGTTTAAGGTAGCAGTCTTGAAAACTGCCGTGTGATGAGCACCCAGGGTTCGAATCCCTGACTTTCCGTTTAATAAATACTCCTACAAGGGGTATTGAAATGGTTGTAAATAGAGATGTGATATTTCAGTTTCTCGGCAACTCTAAAAATTTTGGTTCAAGAAATTCTGGATTATCAAATTATAGAGTATTTGTTATAAGTGAACCACAAGGTTCAGTGAAAAAACAAAAAGTCAATATAATTTCAGTTAGTTATGTAACTTCTGTTGGGGATAGTTCTTTTACTGTTGCAAAATATATTGAATCTTTACAAGAGGTTAAAAAATTAATAGAAAAAACTTTTGGGGTAGAAACAGAATTTAAAGATTCAGATCAAAAAAGAAAACTGTATATAAAAATACCATCCCAATCTAATATTCCTGTAATTATTGATTTTGAATATAAAAATATTAGTAAATCTGGAAAAACAGAAAACGAAGGTCAGAGATACGAGGGAGAAATAATTGAGAAATTAAGACAAAACGGATATACATCACAAACAAAAGCGGAAGAAGTAAATAAAAATCAAGACGTTACAGTTACTGTTAATGGAGTTTCTGCTGGTATTGAAATTAAATCAAATTGGAAAGCGGCTTTTGGACAAGCAAGACTAGAATATGTTGGGAATAGGTGGAAATTAAAAGACACTGCTTCAGATGTATTTAAAAAATTAGTAGATAATTCAAAGTTAATTGATTGGATAAATGATAGATGGTATATAGGTAATTCACCATACACACCAAAAACTAATCCAGATAAAGATGACCAATTAATGTTAGGTGGGGGAACAGGATATTTCACATCTATTGAAACTATTTACATAAAAGATTATTACTCTAATAGTGATTATATCCACATCAGGGATAAAGGATTTTATAAAATTGGAATGAATAATCCTTTAAAAATTGAAAGCAGACTTCTTACTAATTTTGAACCAAGATCAGCAAAAGCAAGAGTAAGGGTAAAGGCAATTGGTAGTGGTAAATATGATTATGTTATTGAAATGTATCTAGGGTCTTTGTCGGAAAGTGTAAATAGACAAGGATTAGATGGAGATCTATCATTTTTAGGAACCCCATGAAAGACTTTAAAAAATTGAGACAAGATGTACAGAGAGAAAGATTCATTCAAAAGAATGTCTTTCAAGAAGGAGATTATATTATGTCAACAGTTACGGGAGAAAAAGGTAAAATCCATAGACCAGGAGTTAATTACGTAATTGCTATTACTGAAGAAGGAACAATGTTTCGTGCTTGGGTGAAAGACATCAGAGATATCAATTATCAAGAAAGCATAAATAAAGAAAGGAAAAAATATAAATTTTTTAGCAGCAATGACACAGAATAATTTTGAACAGGATGATTTTTTTACAGAACAATTAATTGAGTTAACTGTTAGACATTTGAATGAGGAAGGTATTCCTACTCTTAAAGATAATCCACATAAATTGGATAAAGATCCAGATGACTTTTCTCAGAAGTCAACGAAAGAGAAAGCTGATCCTCCACAGATGAAAAAGGATGGATATTCCATTGGTGCTGAGATTAGAGATACCACTAAAGTAGTTGCTTCTGAAGAGTTGATGCCAGAGGAACTAGATGGCACAACCTATGAGGTTGAAATGGAAGATGGTAGTGGCACCATCATTATTGAGAAGGCAAAGGGTCTCGATGGTAAGGCTTGCTGGAAAGGATACAAACTAGCAGGTACAAAGAAGAAAGGTGGTAAGACAGTTGACAACTGTGTTAAGGCGGGTTTTGAACCAGAAGGTGAGGAAATCTCTGAAGGTAAAGAGAAGTGTTCTAAGTGTGAAGGAAAGGGATGTAATCACTGTGATAACAAAGGTTATCACATGAAAGAATACTTTGAGAAAGATCCTAAGTCTGGTAAGATGGTGAAGAAGCACAATTGTGCTGCTAAAGTAAAGAAAGAAGGTAAAGAATATTTCTGCATTCCTGAGCAACACACTATGCTTGAGGATGGAACTGTAACTCACTACGATCTTGTCAGTGAGCAGGGCGAAGTTCTAAGAAACGTTCCTGTTGGTGATCTTGAGATTATTGTTGAGAAAATGCACGAGCATGTAGTCAACTACGCTAAGAATGCTGAGGTTCTTGGTGAGAAGAAACTAGATCCAGTTGGCAAAGAAGATTCTGACATTGATAACGATGGTGATGTAGATAAGTCTGACAAGTATCTCCATGCTCGTCGTAAGAAGATCGGTAAAATTATGTCTGCTAAGAATAAGATGAAAGAGGAGGCAGAACATAAGGGAAAAAAGTGAACAAGGGCACTACAGTTGAAGTAATGCCCGACATCCCTGATACAGATGAATATAAAAAAGACTCCAAAAAATCTAAGAAGTATGTGCTTAGAGCATTGAGGAGTCAGAGAAACGAAAGCAAAACTGAATTTGCCGGTAATTATCAGGGACCACTCTACGCTCCTCATCCAGACTTAGTTAATGAGGTTGCTCCTTCTGGTAAAAAATATGAAAGAATGGTGAAGCATATTAAAAAGAATTACCCAAAAGATAAAGAGGGTATTGCTTATGCTACTGCCTGGAAACACAAAAATAAAGATAAATAATTGAGCACTCTTTTGGGCTTATACAATGTTATCTTTTTTACTACCACTGGCATCAAAAATTATTAGTGACGCAGTTGCTAAGATTCCCGATAACGAAGAACTAGGTGAGAAACTCGTAGAAATTTGCTTGATTATTCTACGTAAAGCGGTTACATTAACAAAGACAGATATGGATGATCAATTACTTGCTGTAGTTGAAAGATCAATTCTTTCCCGACAAGAAGAATCATCTGATGAATGAAATACGTGGGGAGGTAACTCCCCTTTTTTTATAAATATCTTTAGAATATAGGAAATATTTGGAGAGAAGTTAAATGTCTCTATACGGAAGAACAGATTCGGCAACTGATATTACTAAAGCCGAAAGAACTGTGGTTCAAGATACTTTAAATGATGGATCTGTTGGAGATCCTGATGGTGTATCTGAGAAGCAAGTTCTATTCATTGATGAAACTGAAGCTCAATTAGCACAAAACATTGCCCGTGGATTGAATTCTCCAGGTTATTGGTCATATTTTGAGTACACTGATAGTAGCGGAGAAACACGTCACAAAGCAGAGTATCTAATGGCTCTTGCTGATGCTGATACAAATGCTAATGAGACCCAATCTGATGATCAGTATGCTGCTGATGTCGCGGCAACTATTTCGTTCGCTTCTATTAACTGGACAGCTCCTTATGTTAATGGAGACTTTGTAGTTGGAGATGGTCAACAAATTCAAGCTACTGTTGCTGCCACCGTTTCTGGTGGAGGAACTGTTCTTTATGAATGGCAGCGTAGATCACCTTCTTCGGGACGTTGGACAAGAATTACTGCTACTCTAGATGGTGCTTCTTATGTAGGATTTAATACTAATGTATTAACTATTCAAGCTGGACTTTGGGCAACTGATGCCACCGCTGATGGATATGAGTATAGAGTAAAACTAAACTCTGATAATGGTGCCGATGAGGTATTCTCTACGCTCCTAACTCTAACCGAAGCCTGATACTAGTATGATAGAATGAACTTTAGTGAACTGACAAAAGATAATTGGATCCTCTTTGCTTTCAAAAATTACGAAAACCCTAGTTCGGTAACGTATCAAGACTTCGAAGAGGATCTAAATAAATTTAAATACATCAAAAGATTATTTAAAAGATTTGAAGTGACTGGTGAATTAAAAACTCATCTTATCTTAAATCATATAATTTTACTTTACAATGTTTTTGATGATGCCGCTACCCCACTGCTATTGTTCAAAACAGAAGTAACGTATTGGCCTATATTAAAAGCATTTTTACTGTTCCTAAATAGATTACCACCTTCATTAAACTACGATGTAGATCAACAATGTCTGAAAGAATTAAATCTGATATGAATGAAACTATTAACTCTGCTGGTGACGGCAGTAGGTTACAACTTCCTCCATCTTTTGTTATGGTTAACCCAAGACAGCATCGTAGATATAAAAAGAACAATAATCAATTTATTGATGGTAGATCCAAAGGGGCAAAAAATTTATTTTCTCGTATTTCAAGACGTAAAAAAATGAAAGAAGAACTAGAAAATCTAGGGGAGGCTCGTACAGAAACTGAGAGAGCACAAAAAACTATTACCCAACAGAAGAAGTTATCTAGACAAAAAGAACTTCAAGATACAAAAGATAAAGCAAAGAAAAAAATGCTTCAAAAGTCTTCTGAAATGCAGACTTTACTCAAAGCACGTCTTTCTGACTTTAAAACAAAAGCTTCTAGTCAGGAAAAGAAGGCGGTACAAAAAAACTCTTATGAAATTAATGGAAATACTATGATTAATGAAAATGTTGATGCCCTTGATGTGGCACTTGAAGTAGCAACTTCAGAACTTGCTCCTACTGGTGAATATAGTTTTGCCAAGATTCAGTTTGATGATGGTAGCAAACAAAACTTGGATAATTTTTCTGCCAAAAGAATTGCTGCTTGTTATGCTCAATTAGATGAACCTAAGCAACAACAATTCCGTTATATGCTTAACAAAGATGCAACTACTTTTCAAAGTGCTTTAGATTTTGCTATTAAAAACGTCTGATAAGGAGAATCGTGGCATTCGGTCTTGGAAAACTTCAGGTCATTGAATCAAAACTTGAAATTTATGAAGACCTATCAAAAGAGATGCTCGACAAACTTGAGCGAGCAGTCTCTACCATCTCAGAAAATAGCAATAAGATTGCTATAGTATTAGAGCGTCACGAATCTCGTCTTGATGAAAGCGAGCGTTCGGACGCTTTGATATTGAAAATTCTTGAAGAGATGAAAGAAGAACAGAAAGAAACTAAAGAAAGAATACACGACAGAATTTCTAAAATACAACACAAGGTAGAAGAAAATCAGAAGTATGCCTTGATAGCCGGTGCTGTCCTGAGCACCATTGTGACAATCGCTCAACTGTTACCAATGTTCGGTTGGACCTTGACACCGATTAAAGAATCTGCTAAGATTGATGGAGTGAATAAAATTGTAAATGAGTTTCATCGACACGAAATTTATCAACCTAGTATCTCCACAACTTGATAAATTTAAACGTCAGAGAGACGGAGTTTATAATTTTAGGTGTCCCTATTGCGGAGACTCTCAGAAGCATAAGAACAAGGCAAGAGGATATCTTTTTCAGATGCGTTCTGACTATGTGTTTAAATGCCATAACTGTGGTGTTGGTAGAACGTTTACAAATTTTTTAAAAGATCATAATTCTTTCTTACATGATCAATATGTCATGGAGAGATATAGGTCTGGACTAACAGGAAAGAATACACAGACAGCAAAACCAGATCTTACAGAACCTCGTCCTGTGTTTAGAAAACAAAATAAACTTAAAGGTTTAGAAAAAATATCAGCACTAAATAAATCACATCAGGCAAGAGAATACTTAGAAAGTAGAAAAATTGAAGATCTAGATAGTTTTTATTACTGTCCAAAATTTAAAGAGTGGACTAATCAACAGAAGAAAGTTTTCAAAACTCTTCGCCAAGATAGTGCCAGAATAATTATTCCTTTAAAAGATAAAGATGGAACCATGTTTGGTTTCCAAGGAAGGTCTCTTGCTCCCAAAGCAAAGATCAGATACATCACAGTAATGCTTGACGAAAGCAAACCAAAAGTCTATGGATTAGATCGTATTGACCCTGAGGAATTAGTATATGTCACA